AGCGATCCAGCAACCTTGCCGCTGATGTCTGCGCCGTTTGCGGAGGGCTCAGCGGACCTAGCGCCGTCTGTCCCGCGCCGAGGCCGTCCGCGCTACGAGCCGACCCGCGAGGATCGGGATCGCGTCGCCCAGTTGATGGCGATCGGCTGGACGCAGAAGGACATCGCGGCGGTTTTGGCGATTTCCGAGCCGACGCTGGCGCGGGCGTTCAAAATTGAGTTGCGCCTTGGCGCGCTTCAGAAGGAAGCGGAGACCATCAAGGCGCTGTTCCGCGCCGCCAACAAGGGGCAGGTCGCGGCGCAGAAAGAACTCCTCGCCCGCTTCGACGCCGCGAAGCTGGAGCGGCTGGGAGAATCGATGCGCGCCGCTGCGCCGGAGCCGAAAAAGCCGGCGCCGGAATCGGCGGGCAAGAAAGTTCTTGCGGCGCAGGCCGCGAGCGAAGTCATCACCGATTCTGACTGGGCCGATCTGCTCAAGCCTGGCGCGGAGACAGCGGGCACGGCATGAGCTGGAGTTTCGCGCAGCCGGACTGGGAGCAGCGCCTCCGGTCCGGCCGCTCGCTCGTCCCCGCGTTGCCGCTGGACGAAGCGGAGGCGGCGCGCGCCGTCGCAATCTTCAACCGGCTTCGGCTGCCCGACGTGATCGGCCAGCCGACGCTGGGCGAGGCGGCGGGCGACTGGTTCCGCGACATCGTGCGGGCCGTGTTCGGCTCGCTCGACCAGTACGAGGTCCGGCAGGTCGCCGGCGTCTTCGTGCTGGTGCCCAAGAAGAACTCAAAGACGACGAACGGCGCGGCGCTGATGCTCACCGCGCTCTTGATGAACCGCCGGCCCAACGCGCTGTTCGGCCTGTTCGGTCCGACGCAGGTGATCGCCGACATCGCTTTCGCGGCGGCGTCGGGCATGATCGCGGCCGATCCGGCGCTCTCGAAACTGTTTCATGTGCAGGAGCATCTGAAGCGCATCACGCACCGGGCGACCGGCGCGAGCCTGCGCATCACGACCTTTGACCCGAACGTCGCGACCGGCGGCAAATACGCGGGCTGGCTCCTGGACGAGGCGCATCTGCTCGGCTCGGTGCATTACGCGAACCGCGTGCTGGCGCAGCTCAGGGGCGCGCGGACCGCGGTGCCGGAATCGTTCGGCGTGATCATCACGACGCAGTCGGACACGCCGCCGGCCGGCGTCTTCGCCGAGGAACTGAAACACGCCCGCGCGGTGCGCGACGGGCGGGTGGAAGGCGGCTCGATGCTGCCCGTGCTCTACGAGTTTCCGGAGGCGATGCAGATCGCGCCGGACAAGCCCTGGCGCGACCAGTCGCTCTGGCCGCTGGTGCATCCCAACAACGGCCGGTCGGTCAATCTCGAGATCCTCAAACAGGATTACGCGGCCGAGCGCGCCAAGGGCGAGGAGGCCGAGCGCATCTGGCTCTCGCAGCATCTCAACATCGAGATGGGCCTCGCGCTGCATTACGACCGCTGGCCGGGCGCCGACCATTGGGAGCGACGCGGCGCGGCGATGACGCTGGACGAGCTTCTCGCGCGCTGCGAGGTGGTGACGATCGGCATCGACGGCGGCGGGCTTGACGACCTGCTTGGCCTGGCCGTGGTCGGGCGCGAGCGCGAGACGCAACGCTGGCTGCACTGGGGCCACGCCTGGGCGGATCGCGGCGTCGCGCTGCTGCGCAAGGAAATCGCGCCGGTCCTGGCCGATCTGGAGCGGGCCGGCGAACTGACCTTCGTCGATATCGGCGCGGTCGACGGGCTGAACGAGGATGTGGCCGGCGTCGCGGACATCGTGGCGCGGGTGCTGGCCTCGGGCCTGTTGCCGGAAAAGGGCGGCATCGGCCTCGATCCGGTCGGCGTCGCCGCGATCACGGACGAACTGAGTCTGCGCGGCGTGCCGGAGGGCTGCATGGTCGGCGTCCCGCAGGGCTATCGGCTCTCCGGCGTCATCAAGGGCGTGGCGCGCAAGCTGAAGGACGGCTCGCTTCGCCATGCCGGGCAAAAGCTCATGGCCTGGGCGGTCGGCAACGCGAAAATGGAATTGAAGGGGTCGGCGGTGGTGATCACGAAGCAGGCGGCGGGCACGGCGAAAATCGATCCGCTGCTCGCCCTGTTCAACGCCTGCGACCTGATGGCGCGGCGGCCTGTGATCGCGACTCCCGAAACCAGCCCCTACGATTCAAATGACGGCTACCGGATGATCGTCGCATGAGCATCCTCTCGCGGCTGACCAGCCTCTTCGGCGCTGAGCGCCGTTCGATTGAAAACCCGAACGTTCCGGTTAGCGCGCAGCAGTTCTACAATCACTTCGTCGCGCCCTTCATGGTCGCGGGAACGGGCGTGTCCGTCACAACCGAGACCGCCCTCGGCGTTCCCGCCGTTGCCGCCGCGGTGGGTTTCCTGTCCGAGACCATCGCGACGCTGCCGATCGATGTGTATCGCCGGGACGGCGAGGCGCGCGTCGCGGTCAATGATTCGCTTTCGCAGTTGCTGAACCGCGCGCCGAACGGAGAAATCACGTCGTTCGACTGGCGCGCCACCGCGATGACGCAGGTCCTGACTACCGGGCGCGCCTTCACGTTCGTCGAGCGCAACGCGCTCGGGCGGGTCGCGGCGCTGTGGCTGCTCGATCCGGCCGGCGTCACGGTCGAGCGGATCGAGGGCCGCCGACGCTATCGCTATCGCGACGGCGGGCGCGAGGTGATCTATTCCGCCGCGGAGATCATCGACATTCGTTACGGGTTCAAAGCGGACGGACTTGGGCACTACGCGCCGGTCGGCGCGCTGAGGAACGCGATCGGCCTGGCGATTTCGCTCGAATCCTACGCCGCGAAAATCTTCCAGAACGGCGGCATTCCGCCGCTGGCGCTTGAGGGACCGATCGCGTCGGAGAGCGGCGCGCGCAAGGCGGCGGCGGATGTGGTCGACGCGGTCAAGCGCGCGGGGATGGAAAACCGCGCCGCGCTGGTCATGCCATCGGGGCACAAGCTCGTGCCGATTGGGTTCGACCCCGACAAGCAGCAGATGGTCGAGGCGCGACGGTTTCAGCTTGAGGAGATCGCGCGGGTCTATCGTCTGCCACCGGTCTTCCTGCAGGATCTGACGCACGGCACCTACACGAACACGGAGCAGCAGGATCTGCATGTGGTCAAGCACCGCATCATGCAGATCGTGCGGCAGTGGGAGCAGCAGCTCAATCTCAAGCTGTTCGGCCCCGGCCGCTCGTCGCGCTACGTCGAGTTCAACCAGGACGCGCTGCTGCGCGGCGATTTCGTCGCCCGCATGGAGGGCATGGCGAAGGCCATTCAGCACGGGTTGCTGACGCCGAACGAGGGACGGCGCATGGACAACCGCGAGGACATGCCGGGCGGCGACCGGCTGCTTGTCCAGGGCGCGATGGTTCCGCTGGACGCCGGAGCGCGCGCGCCCGTGGGCGCGGCGGGCGACCAGAGCGAAGACAATGGAGACGACAATGCGCAATGACAGCGGCGCGCCGCAGGGCCTGGAGACTCGCGGCGGCGTTCAAGCCGAGATTCGCTCAGGCCCCGACCTGGTCAACGTCGCCGGCTATGCGGCGGTGTTCAACGAGTGGACGGACATCGGCGGCTGGTGGCTGGAGCGCGTCGCGCCCGGCGCCTTCGCCGAGTCGATCCGCGCCGACGACGTGGTTTTCCTGATCAATCACGAGGGCCTGCCGCTGGCGCGCTCGCGCGGCGGCCGGGGCACGCTCGGGCTTGCGGAGGATTCGCGCGGCCTCGCCGTCTCGGCGTCGCTCGATCCCGACGATCCTGACGTCAAGCTGATCGTGCCGAAAATGAAGCGCGGCGATCTCGACAAGATGAGCTTCGCCTTCCGCGTGCTCAAGCAGGAATGGGACGAGACCGGCGAGACGCCGAAACGCACCATCACGAAGGTCGAGCTGGTTGACGTCGCCATCGTGACGCAGCCGGCCTACGCCGGCACCGAAATCGGCCTGCGCTCGCTGGAGGCGCAGCGCGCCGCCGGCGGCGCGGGTACTTCCATCATCGCGCCAGGCCGGCTCATTCGCCGCCGCCTGCACATGAGACACGAGCTTGCGCTCCGTGGCGTGAACTAGCGGGCTCCCGCCTCACGCGCCCTTTCGCCCTTGGGCAAGGCACCCTGAAGAAAGGAACGAGCATGTCTCGACTCCGCGAATTGCGGGAGCGTCAGGCTACCATCCTGACCAACGCCCGCGCCAAGTTCGACGAAATCAAGCCCGACACCGCCGAGGCCCGCGCCAAGGAGATCGAGGCCGAGTTCGACCGCATGATGGCCGAGCACGACCAGATCGGCCAGAACATCGCGCGCGAGGAGCGCCTGGCTGCGGCGCAGCGCTCGGCCGAGGAGGCGCGCAACGCGCCCGATCCGCGCCGGCCGACCCATGACGGCCGGGCGCCGGGGGCCGACGATGGACAGCCGGTCAGCTACCGGCAGGCGTTCTATGAATACGTCCGCGCCGGCGCCGACGTTGGCGAGATGCGTCCGGAAGCCCGCGCCGCGCTGCGCGCCGGCGTCACCGAGCAGCGCATCCAGTCGACCTCGGGCACGGCGGGCGGCTACACCGTGCCGACCGAACTGCTCAACCAGATCGACATCGCCATGAAGGCCTGGGGTCCGATGTACAGCGACGATCTGTGCACCGTGCTGCGCACCGCGTCGGGCAACACGATCAACCTGCCGACCGTCGACGACACCGCCGTCGCCGCGGTGGCGCACACGGAGGGCACGGCGCTCACCGACGACGGCGGCTCCGACGTCACGTTCGGCAACGCCGCCATCGGAGCCTACGCCTTCGACACTGAGTTCGTGCGCTTCTCCATGGAGCTTGCGCAGGATTCGATCTTCAACTTCGAGACGCTGCTCGGCCAGTTGCTGGGCGAGCGCCTGGCGCGCATCGCGAACTCGAAGCTGACCACCGGCTCCGGCTCGTCCGACGTCAAGGGCATCGTCACCTTCTCGGCGGCGGGCAAGACCACGGCGGCCGCGGCGGCTGTGACTGCTGACGAGGTGGTCGACTTCGTGCATTCGGTCGACCCGGCGTATCGGGCCAGCCCGAAGGCGCGGATGATGTTCAACGACGCCACGTTGCTCGCCCTGCGCAAGCTCAAGGATAGCGAGAACCGCTACCTCGTTCAGAACGCGCCGGACGGCTCCGGGATGCTCGTCGTGGGCTCCGTCACCGTGCCCTACGTGATTAACCAGGCGATGGCGTCGATGGCGGCGAACGCGAAGTTCGCGGTCTTCGGCGATTTCTCGCGCTTCTACGTGCGCAAGGTCGGCAATCCGATCATCGGCGTGATGCGCGAGCGCTTCTGGCCGGACCTCGGCATGGCCGGGCTGATCCGCTTCGATGGCGAAGGGTCGCATTCCGACGCCATCAAGCACATGAAGAACGCGGCCTCGTAAGCGGCAAGCAAGACAAAGGGCGCGGCGACGTCGCCGCGCCCTCTGCACCCTCAGCGCCGTCGCGGCGCGAAGCATGGCGGGGTTCCCGATGAAGGTTGTGATGCTGGCCGGCCTGTCCGGCCCTGGTCTTTCTCTCAGCGAGGGCGACGAAGCGGAATTCAGCGATCCGGAGGCCGAGCGCCTGATCGCGGCGGGCATCGCCGCGCCGGCGGCGTCGGCTCCGCCGTCGCGCCGCCAGCGCCGCGCCGAACGCGCTGTCGCGCCCAGCGTTGGCGTCGAGCGCGCCATCGAGGCCGACTCAACGTCCTGATTGCACGATCGTCAGCGCCATGACCTACGAACCGCAGCTTGTCACCGGCCCCGCAGCCGTGGTGATCACGCGCGCCGAGGCCAAGGCGCATCTGGCGGTCGACGCGGACGACTGGAATTCCGAGATCGACGCTTTCGTCGCCGCCGCCACGGCGCGGCTCGACGGCTGGGCCGGCACGCTCGGCCGTTGCCTGATCAACCAGGTCTGGAAGATCAGGCTGGACCGCTGGCCGGCGGACGGCGTGATCCGCTTTCCGTTTCCGAACGTGAGCGCGGCGACGATCAAGTATTACGCGGCGGGCGGCGACGGTTCCTCGCTGACCACGGCGAGCGGGACGCATTGGGAGATCGAGCACGACGCGCGGGGCTCGTTCCTCCGGCTCAAGCCGGCCTGGACGCGCCCGGCGCTGTTCGACCGGCCGGCGCCGGTCGTCGTCGAATTCACGGCCGGCTTCGGCGCGACGGCGGCGGAGGTGCCGCAGCCGATCCGCTCGGCGATCCTGCTCATTGTCGGCCATCTCTGGCAGCATCGCGGCGACGCGGCCTCCGAGGCCGCGCGGGAAAATCCGCTGGGCTCCGAGCGGCTGCTCGCGCCCTATCGCCGCGTCTGGGCGACGTGATGAGCGCTCCCATGACGCATCGCGTCCGGTTCGAGCGGCGCGCCGCCTCGACCGATTCCTACGGCAATGTCGCCGGCGCGTTCGAGACGCTGTTTACGGCCTCGGCGCGGCTCAGGCTGCGCGCGCCGCGCGGCGAGACGGTGGAGGCCGGGCGGCCCGAGCCGTCCATCGTCGGCTTCGTGACGATCTATCGCTCGGCGGTCGCGGAGGGCCTGACCGCCGCCGATCGCGGCGTGTTCACCGTCGGCCCCTGGGAGGGGCGCGTCTTCAACATCCGCGCGATCGCGCCGACCGAGGATCGCCGGTTTCTCGACATATCGTTTGAGGAAGGGGCGGCGACCTGATGCCTCGCGTCACGTTCACAAGAGATTTCGATTTTGTCCTGCCCGGCGGCCGGGCGCTCGTCGCCTACCGCGCCGGAACGACCGTGCTGATTCCCGCCGCGCATCACCGCGCCGCGCGCGCCGCCGGAGCCTGCGATGACCTTCCAGAACCGGGACCGGATGCTGGCGAAGCTGAAGAAGATTCAGGGCGCGCCGCGCGCGAGGCTGCGCGGGGCGCTGGAAAAGAACGCTGAGGAACTGACCGCGATGCAAAAGCGCATGGCGCCGGTGGCGAGCGGCGCGCTGCGCGACAGCATCGGCTTCACCTTCGGCGATTACGCGCCGGCCAACGCCAATGTGCGCGGCGTGTCGGGCGGCGGCGGCGGGGATCCTGATCTCAGCGTCACGGTGCACGCCGGCGACGCCAGGGCCT